CGTCATCTTGCCACATACTAATAATATCATCAAGTTTCATAATAACTCCGCATCAATTTAAATTGATTATAGTTTATAGATATATAAATGTCAATAGATTAATTAATATATTATTGTATCATAAGGTACAAGACCTATTATAACGTGTTTAGAAATATTGTCAATAGATTTTAGATATTTTCTACAGTAAATATTCTGTAGCGGAACATCACATCCGCTTCAAGATATTCAACATCAGATTGCGTAACATCAAAAGCAAGTGGTGAAAGCGATAGAGGAAACATATCTTGAAATGCAATCCGTATCTTTGGATTGTTATTAGAAGAAAGAAGTAGAATGCTACCATCAGAAAGAATGTTCTCATATTGTTGAAAGTTTTCTGGTTTACCAAGAGCATTGATCCAGTTAAATATCTCAAGATAGTTAGTCATGTTCTCATCTACACGAAACCGAAGTGTGAATGGTTCGTATGTAATCTTATCGCCTGGTCTTGGATTGACGACAAAGGGACTTGGTTGTTGTAGTTCGACCATAGAAATAGTTGGCAGTGTTGCCGACTGACAAAAGTATTCAACATTTGGCGCACGATTTAATAGAAATCTAAAACCAAGTGGTGATAGAAAGTTTAAATTTTGAGTCAGTTGTTCGGTTTCTAACTGTACACCAAGTTTTGGTACTAATGCCATGAGTCTATCTTTTCATAAAAAGTTGCTTGTCTGTATCTTTTATCGTTCTCGTATGTATATGCAACCGATACTTCTTTAATTACTGCATCGATGTTTTCTTTCCAATAATTTAAAAACTCATGCACTCTTGGAAGTTCTGGAGCATAGTCATTAGTTTGCCAAACAAATTCTTGAACAATGTCTGTATAATCTGGCATATAATAGTAAATATCTAATGTAACTAAACTTTTACGAATCCACACAGTAAACCCCATACCTGTTACACTACTATTTATAAAACTTGATTAGACAAAAAAAGAGGGGAGCATAAAGCCCCCCTCCAGTTTAGTATTTTTATTATTAGTATTAGACAGATTACATTAAGTTTGCAACTGACATAATACGGTAGTAGATGTTCTTCTGCTGGCTAGAAATAACGCCGTTAGCAGCAGATGTTGCGAATGGGTTAGCAACAATGCCGTAACGAGTCTTGAAGCCGATTTTAGGCTGGAAGCTCTGCTCACCAACTGCACGAACCATCTGTAGTGGAACGTATGGGCAGTAGAAGAGACCAGCATCAAATGCGCTAGAACCTTTGTAGCCAACTGTGACATACTGGTTACCAGAAGCACTTGCGAAGTATGGGTCAACGTAGACTTTCATACGACCGTTAAGAACACCAGCGAAAGTATTGCCTGTGTCATCAACGTTAAGGTTAGCAGAAAGAGCAGGTGTGTAATCAAGTACACCAGCCATCTGAAGAGCAGAAGCAACGTCTGAACCACAGATCATGATGTTACCTTTACCACGACGAGTTGACTTGGCAATTTGGTTAGCTTCACGCTCGATCTGGAATACTAGACCTTTAAAGCGTTCAACTGACCAACGACCGTTTGCGTCAACGTCTAGGTCGAAAGTACCTGTTGTTGTAACGTTCTGTTGTGCGCCAGCAGTAGCTGTGTAGTTAATTGTACGAACAACTTCACGGTTGATTTCAGCAAGAATCTCAGCGGAGAGAATGTTGCTTAACTCTGTTTCAGCGTCAAGACCGTGGATAGCTTTTAAGTCTTGAGCTAATTCCATGGTGTACTCAGCTTTAAGAGCACGTGATACTGCTGTTACAGCAACTTTCTCAATTGAGAAAGCCATTTCTGAGAAATGGTTACCAGAGGCATCGCCAAGGGCTTCAGCAGTGGATGTTGACATACCAGGTGTTACTGTGTAGCCAGAACCAGAAGCACGAGCGGTTGGATCAGCACCAGTTTGAACTGTACCAGCACCAGCAGCCTGGTCACGACCAGGATTGATGTTAGCAGCACCAACAGAGTTGTTGGAAGAAGCAGAGAAGCTGGTTAGAGCTTCGTTGTAGAGAGCTTCGTCGCCACCTTGTGCAGCGTACTGAGGACGCATTGCAAAGATTAGTCCAGTTGGACCTGTCATTGGCTGAACGCCAGCAACATCATATGCAATTAGGTTAGGCATGGAACGACGAACGAGTGAGATTAGAACTGGATCGAAGATATCGACGTTGCCGTCACCTGCGACCGAGCTAGAAGCGCCCATTGCGTTAGTTGGTGCAGCTTCGCCAAGTAGTGATGGTTCGGAATAACCGCCAGAACCACCAGCACCTTCACGAGCAGCACGCTCTTGGTTTTCGAGAAGTGTTGCAGTAACAGCACGACGATGAGTATCCTTAATAGTATCTAGTTCAGGATGCTCAAGTACTGGCTGCCACTTCTTCTGTAAATCTTCAGATAGAAACATTTGATTTTCTCCTTACGGTATTGTAATCAGCCTTCATTGATTATTTATAATAAAATTATTTTTTAGCAGACCTTGAAATGGCATGAGTATATCGTGCCATCGCACCTGTTGGACCCTGCTTTTCTTCTTCGATAGCAACAGGGTCATTCTCATCATCGACAATAACTGTTTCAACAGTTTCTTCAGCGATATCAAAATACTGCGCTTTAAGCATTGAAACTTTCTTAGAGAAATCTTCCTCTGAGACAAATTCAATACCCTCTGCTAGACTACGAAGTTTTGCAACTTGTGTGTCTGTTAGTTCATCGGTTGACTCAGCAAAAACAACTTCTTTCTCAAAGTCTTTGACCTTACCAAGTAGTTCAACATTCTCATCAATTTGAGAGTTGAGTTTGGATTCAAGTTCTTCAACTTTGCCAAAGAGTTCTTCAACAACGTCAACTTTTTCTTCAGGAACATCTACATAATGCTCTGTGAAAAGGTCTTTCAAGCCACGCATAAAGTCTTCGACCATATCAGCACGAACACCTTTTTCGATGGCGAGTTTGTTTTCTTCGACCCACTCTTGAACAACGTAGTCAAGATAAGAATCAACTTTTTCTGTGAGTTCTTCAACGATATGAGTGTTTGTAATTTCTGCATCAGACTCAACTTCAACTGCAAACTTAGCAATTTCTTCGTTGATCTTAGCAACTACAGCAGCTTCAAATACTAATTGAATCTTTTCTTTGTGGTCTTCTGTTAGTTCGGAACCATTAAAGATTGCATCAACATCTTCTGAGATGTCAATGTCAGCAGAAGTAATAGAAGAAAGTGCACGTGGTGCATCTTCATCAAACAATACTTCTTCATCTTCTTCTAGGTCTTCGTTGAACATTTTGCCATAAGCAGCTTTCAAATCTTGTTTTTTCATCTTTGACATAGCTTGAACAGCAGCATTAATCATGCCAGCTTTTGTATTCAGCTTTGGCATTGGCTCGCCTTTGCCTTTTGGCTTCTCGTCAGTCTTCTTTGCAGAAGGCTCCGGTAATTCAGATGGATCGCCCATGCCTGCCTTGAACTCTAAAAGATCCTCATCTTCAGTCTCAAGAACTTCAGCGTCCATGTTCTCTAATACTTGTTCTTCGGACATCTGTTATCTCCTTATTGAAATAGTCATTTGTTTCAATTTCATTATTATTTATAAATTATCATCTTTTAGAGTTGCTTCAAAAACTTAACAAAAGCATTATACTTCGCTTCTTGTAGCTCTGCTTTTGAAACTTTACGAATTTCTTTCTGAGTTTCTTCAATGAATTGCGAAACCCAGTTTCCGTTTACATCTTGAATCCAATCTACACCTTCCATGATACCTTCTACAAAAGCATTTGGAGCAGAAGGATCCGCAACAATATCAGCAGCGGTAGCTAACTGAAAATCTGATTGAACCATGTTCACACCTTCTCTTGAAGATTTAAGTGTGCCCATACCACGAGATGATACACCAAGTTTTGCGCCTTCATCCATAAGATTTTTTACAATCTTACCCATTGGCGTTTCAGTCATGATTTTTGCACGACCTATAATATTATTACCATCTTGTTTAAGTTCTTTAATCATATGCGATACACGCTCGAGGTTAATCGTTGGACCTTGTGGATGTCCAAGTTCACCATATGCACGGTTCTGTTCTACATATTCTTTGTTGTATCGTTTGACTTCTTTCATAAGTGTTTCCATAGGATACATCCGACCATTACGGTTCTTGATGTTACCTTGCATGAATACACCTTCAATGAAATAGTTCTTACCACCGTCTTCTTTTGCTTCGGTAATAAATTCGATGTCTTGTTCGTGAATTTCGGTGATAAGTTTCATGAGTTATTCTCCAGAATTCTTATGCATCTTAATGATGATGTTACCAGCGCCACCAGCAAGTGTGAAACTTACGTTTGCTGTTTCAGAGCCAGCAGGTTCTAATCTCATTTGACTCGCTTGGAAATCTAACAACCCACTTGTACCGTTTGTAGTCCAAATTGTATTAGCACCAACACCATTACCACGTTTGATTGTCCACGTAGCGGCAGCAGCACAAGACCAAGCAATCTCTGCAACATGCATAGCGGAAATTGTTTCTCCAGCGGTGTTTGCTAGGCTTACACCTTCAACACCATTTGTGCCAATAAAGCCAGTAGCATCTGAACGAACAACAAGAATACCTGTACCACGGCTACCTTTATTTTGATTGACTGTAATTACTTGTGCCATGATTTATTCCTTATGCCGCAGTCTTTGCGAATTTGACCATACTCATAAATGACTTCTTATCCTTCATGAGTTCGTCTTGCATTTTCTTTTTATTAGAAGAATTTAATTCTTTCATTGCATCGTTAATGGCTTCAGCGTCATCTTTACTTAACATCACAGATTCACCAGACTTGAGTTTTACGTTACCTGGTTTTACTGCTTCATCAAGTTCAACTGATTCAGTAACTTTAGAAGAACCCTGCATCACTGGCTTCATATCGCCTTGTGATTTATCAGCACCACGAGCAGATGATTGACCCCAACCACCAAGTTTCATGAACTGAGAATAGGTCATTGGAAGTTCTTGACCCTTCTTCTCAGGACCATCGTGATCTTCGCCAGTGTCACTCTTTGGACCCTTACGGTCACCAGTGTGTTGTTCTGGTTCTGCAACAGGATGATCAACTTTATCTACTGTATGCATATTAGCAAAGTCTTCTTCGCCTTTTGAACGAGGCTTATATCCCTTTACTTCTTTTTCATCGTCTTTCTTGCCTTTGTAATCAGCAGCAATTTGTTCGCTGAGTAAATCTT